CGCGCCATCATGTCGATGTGAGCAATCATCGTGTCAAAGACATTGGAGTTGCCAAATTTATCTTGGTATTGCAGCCAAGTGTTTGCGTCCTTGAATACCAAGAAGCGATGATCCTGGCGACGGTTGGCGACCGATTTTCCAGACGACTGACCGCCAGGTTTCAGTTTGTTCATGCCATCCGTGCTGATGCTTTCATATACATCACGCAGGGCAAGTTCTAGCTTTTGTGGTGAAAACGGAAGCCCAGTGGTTTCGTCAACCATCTTGTTGGCGTTTAGCCTGGGAGCGATGTAATCGCGCCATTGCGTGTAGCCTGCCTTCATCACTGCAAGCTGATCGTGGACCTGCGGCAAGCCCCAGTCGCTGCGCTTGGGAATGGCGCCGCCGGCCATGTTGAAGCGCTTCCTCATTATTTCTGCCGTTTTGTTCCAAGCCTGGGCAAGCTCACTTGCAGAAGCATCGCCTGTCGATTCGCCAAAGATCTCACGCGCAACATTCTTGAGTTTTGCCTTCTGGCGCACCTCACCGATTAGGTTGCGGCGGAATTCTGCCAAGAACGATGACATGCCTGAGAAAGCTTCGCTCTTAACTTCCTCAATGCGCTGAGTAACGCTTGAGAATGTGGACAAGGTGTCTTGCTCAAAGATTGCAAGAGCGCCACTGAATGGATCTTTACGGCCAAACCGATCGGTATAGCCGTCCATGTTTTTGGTGATTTGTTGCCAGGACCGCAATTGCGCAACCTTATTGCGCTTGCGGCGGATAGCCTGCCTGCGCAACGTGTCAAACGTATCCTGACCGGCTTTGGCTTGCGCCGAAGCTTTGTTCATCTTGCCCTGGTATTCGGCGTCCAGCTCGTCAAACAGATCTCGCGCCGTTGTTGCTTGCTCTGGCGTAATCTCGCCCGAAAGCTCGGCATTGTCTATGCAGTTTCTAAAGCTCATATTGGACACCTGCTCAATCTATCGATCATCATATTGTCAGCGTTCAGCTCATCTAGCAACATGCGCGGAGTGATCGTTTCACTGACAATCTCGCCGGTGTCTGGATCGATCCTCTCAGCAGTAGGAAACTCCATGTCCAGCAAAGACTCACCAACTGTCGGGATGTCAATATCTTCTTCCGCAACTGATGACTTGACGCCGACCGTCTCTCTGCCTATATCTTGGTTGGAGGTATCCCCTATGCGACTGTTCAGGTTTGACGTTTCCGAGATCGGAGCCGTCTCAGACAATGGCCTTGCCAAGTTGCTCGTCGGGTCAGATTGGCTGCCGAGCGACCCTTCCAGAGCAATGGCCCTTGAGATATTGGCTGACGAAAGAGCTGTAGAGCTTTCAGCCACAGAGGCTGCAGATGCTTTAGCATCACGCGGCGCACCGACCCCAATCTTCTGAGCGAACGACGGGTCAAGCGTAGCTTGCACGTTGCCATACAGCTCAATCATCTTGGCTTCAGCGGCCAGGCGATCTTCGATCGACTGCAGCGGATCGCGCGAGATTTCATATAGCTTGTGGCCGCCGCCGCCTTCGTCGCTCTTGGCGTCACGCATACCAGGCGGCCAGATTTGGATCTCGCCTAGCTGCCCGTCATCAAAGCGCACCATGATCTTGCGGTCGAAGTAGCCAACAGGCGTGACCGACCATCCCTCATCAACTAGGTGAAACTTGGCCGCCAGAGCTGCAACAAAGTTTTCAGCCTCATCAAACGTGCGGGCTGTGATGCCGGTACGGGCGACATCGGCAATCTTGCGATAGTTGCCGGCGTACTTGTCTTCGACTTTTTCTTGCGTCCGCTTGGCCTTCTTGAGAGGTGCCGACTCAAACTCCATGCCAAGGTCGCGTGCGGCTGTTTGCGCCGCATCGTTCAACTCCGCATGGTTGCGAGCCGCCGCCACCATTAGAGTGTCAAGAGTGTCGTATGGCTGTGTGGCCTTCAGATTAGATGCCAGCTCATCAAGCTGGATCTTGCTGAGAGACGGGCCGCTGATGAGGACACGATCGACCCCAGCCACCATAGAGCTGATAGTGGCAGCAACATCGAACTGAGGCGGCAAGAGCGCTTGCATCTCTTGGAAGAAGTCCTGCTCGAAGACACGCGCCTGGTCTTCAGCGCCAGATCCACCTGGATCGTCAAAAGAGTCTAACTGTTCTTGCTCAATGCTATTTCGTACTGAGCGTTCCGGCGCTGCAACATTGATATTGCTTCCTGCATCACTAATCGCTGCGCTGTCATAGTCGCCCGAGTCAATTGCTCGTCTGACAGACTCGACGAAATTTCGAGTAGCCGAGGCGATATTCCCAGTGGATTTTGCGCCTCGAGCGGCGGCGTTGAGCGCATCTGCGATTGCACCTTTTCGGTTGGCTTGGCTTTGGAGGAAGGCGATTGCGGTGCCATCTTCATTAATCCTTTTCTGGTTTGACTCGGTGGCAAGCTGGTTGCCCTCGCCTTCGATCCGAGACTGGTTCTCTACTAGGTTTTTGAACGTAGAAAGATCTTTGCGGAGCTGCTTCTGTGCGCGATCTAGGATCTTAGCCCGTTCTGCAAACAGACTTTCAACCACCATCTCTTCGCCAAACAAGTTTTCCTGCATCTCACGAGAGATCGGTGTCGCCATGACCTGGCGCACGATCGCCTCGGCCTGAAACTCATTGGCAGGATCTGCTTTCGCCAGAACACCCATCGCTGCTGTCTGCATGTCAGGGTCGCTTGATGCCAGCCTTCCAACAATGGCGGCATAGTTTGACGGGACGACCTCATTGCGCACCATGCCCCAGGCCTCATCGCTTAGGTTGGTCAGCTCACGGGCCTGCCGTACAAACGGCGAGCGCGGCGGCAGCTCGGTGACGCGACCAGGCGCCGTGCGCAAGACCTTGGCAGCATCGATTGCCGTTCCGGTGCCTTCAGAGATGTTCTTGAGTGCGGCAATCACCATTGCCTCTTGAGGGCTGACGCCATCAACCTCTCTCAGTTTCATGCCGTACATCACAACATTTTGGCTTGGGTCAGAAGCCTTGATGCGCTTTGCCAGACCAACGCGCTGGTGGCCGTCTGCGATAAACTTACTACCATCAGCGTATTCGTAGATGGTGACGTTTCCCGCTTTGATTGGGTCCCAAGTGGTGACCCCCTGCAGACGTTCGGTCACGCCGAAAGCATCGCCACCAGCCTTGAACTGGAACGTCTCAGCATCGATTTCGATCTCGTCTGGGTTAAACTTGAAGATGACGCCATCAAGGTTGTCGTATGCGTCAATCGATTTGGCTGGGGCTGGTGGCGTCTGAGGCTGGTTCGAGATCGCTGGCGGCTGGTTGGCCTCAACAGCAGCAATTGCATCAGACACGCGTGCCTTATGCTCGGCTTGACCTTTTGCCGAAGAGGTCAGCGGATTTGCCGCTGCAAGATCTTCCGCGTTTTGCGCTTTGAGCAATAGCGTCTCAGCTTCCGGCGACAGCTTGACACCAGACTTGCGCAGGGCTGCAATGCCAGATTTTGCTTGGTTAATAGTGAAGGATACCCCACGATTAGCGCCGGCGATAGCAACCGGGATTGCCGCGCCTCCAACCGCTGCAAGACCAACATTGGTGAAAAAGTCTTCAGACGTGTATTCAAGGCCCAGAGTTGCATACCATTCAGCAATCTCAGGCTGCTGGATGCCTTCGATGGTTGCCCCAATTAGAGCCTCTTGCGTCGCAAGGCTCCACAGGTTTTTGGCAGCGCCGCCAATCAACATAGATTCGAGATTGACGGGATCTACGATCGCAGCCCCCGCTCCACCGACAAACTGCGCCATGTAGTTGCCGGCTCCAGGAGACCGACCAAAAAGCTCATCGGCCTCTTCCATCGTACTTATCGCGTCTTCAATGACACCTTTCCGCAAATTGAAGTCAAACTTCGGATCGGTGATGCGCGTTACAAAATCTGCATCAAACTTGTCCTTGTTATCAGAAACGTATTTCTGAATTTTTCTAAGCTCAAATTTATATCTATCTTCTCGCGTATCGGAACTATGAGGCGCAGATAATATGCCGGTGTCCATATAGATCGCAGGGTTGTAGAAGTCCTCACCCGTTACCGATCGGATTTGCTCGACCACTGGATCTAATGAGCTGCGAAGGCCCGAGATCAAGCCTTGGCGCCCAGTTGCCACACCAGACTTAAAAGCCATAGATAAATTTTCAGACAGCTCACCGATCGGCTTGCCCCTGGTTGGGAACGAACCAATTGCTAGTGGATCTGGCTGGGACGGAATGATCCCCATTATTCAAGCTCCATCAGATCTTCGAAGGTGAACGTGATCGTATCGCCTCTTCCGTCAATCATAACAGCAAACGAATTATCGCCATACTGGCCGTAGGTAAGAGCGTAAACCTGACGCCCTTGCTCGTCTCTGCCAAAGACCATTGCCTTGTATTCATCATCATCAGATGCCTCTGCAAGCATTTCAGATGTATCTGTGTCGATGAGCAAGTCTTTGTTCCAGGGGACAGGACGATAGGCTCCTTTGGTGTCAAGCCTAGACAGTAGGTTTTCTGCGTCATCTGCAGTCATCGTCGGCGGCAACATGGTCTGAATGCCGCGAACCTCTTGAATGCCACCGCGTCCAGTTGCGTTGTTGTAGCCCGTCACAGCCAAGACCGATTTCTGCCAGAGGTCAGGATCAAAATCGACTACACCGCGCCGACTGGCTTCTCCTGTGTAGTGCGCCATAGCCGATTCATTCAATGCGGCGGTGAGTTGCGCGTTCACACTTTCAGGCAAAAACGACAGAGACGACGAAACGATTTCGCGCACGAAAGGCTCAGTCATCTCCGGAGTGGCGCCACCTGGTTTGTTGCCAGCCGCAAGCAACGTAAGGCCGGTGACAACCATCTCAGCCGTAGCCCCCTGGCCGTCGCTCAAAAGACCGGCGACATGCCCCATCGCCGGAACCTTTGGCGCGATCTCAGCAATGACAGAAGGAGCATATCCACCAAAGCTCTGATTGATGTTTGAGATCATCTGAAGCTTTTGCACTGGGGAAGCCGCATTAAAGTTTGCTGCGACCTGATCACGCTCAGCCTGCAGCAAGAAAACAGGTGTTGCGGATGGGATTCCGATCGGCGTTGGGCGGTATAGATCGCGAACCTTCATTGCATCATTGATCCGTGCCTGGGCCAACTCTGGCATAGGCTGAGCAAACGAGGTGTCAATCGGCTGCAATCTGACCTGACCATTTTGGTTGCCCCATGACAAGCCTCCATCCTGAGTGATGGCCTTTTGCATATTGTCCTTGAAGGATCTCAAGAAATCAGTTGCGATTTGCTCGCGGTTTGTATCAAGACCTGCCGCGCCAAATGTTGTGCCGCTTTCCAGATCGGTCAGGATATTCTGTACCTGAAGCGGCGTAGCAATTTTCACTTCGTTGGACAGGTCGCGAAGGAACGAGGCGTCCTGATACTGAGTTTCGACTGCAGCCACCAAGCCAGGATCTATTCCCGCATCCCTAGCGGAACTGATGACAGAGCCGACTTGCGCCCATTCAGCATCTGGAATAGTCCCACCACTTTTAAGGGTAGAGACAGCCGAGGAGATTGATTGTTTGGTTTCTTTGAACGCACCCTGTGTACGAAGCTGAAACTGCTCTTGTTCTAGGGTCGGGCCGTTCACATATTCCGAAAGGCCGTTGACAGTCTTCAGAATAGACACCCGATCAACCGGGTCTAGTTTCTGCATCAGGCTGTAAACATAGAGGCCACGAGCGTCAGGGATCTTTGACGGGTCGTCTGTCTTCAAAGCCTCGTGAAGCCGGCTCGCCGCAGCGATCGACAGATCTTGCTCTTCAATATATTTGATCGCGGCACGGGTCGTGCCGTCTTTAAGGAGGCTATACTCTTGAGCCTTGAGGGCTTCTGGATTGCCAAGGCCGAATTGCTCAAGCCGATTTGTGTCAACTCCTACGCCAGTCAGCACCATGTTCAACATGCCAATGTCTGTTCCATTAGCAATGCTGTCTTCAGCGCTCTTTATCCTTTGCGCACGAGCCTCGCCAATTTGGCGCTCCATCCGCGACTGAATTGAGTCGCGCAGTTGGAAACGCAGCGTCAACTCTTGCTGACTAAAGCGTGAGTTAAAGGCATCTGTCATTGATCGGCTGGACAGATTGTCAGCCAGGCGATCGCGGATGTCTTTGGTTCTGGTGCGCCATGCACCATTTTCATTAATGACATCTTCAAGCCGACCGGTCTTGCTGAAGTCTTCCGCAAGAACGCGCATCTCTTCGTCGGCTGCAAGCATGGCCTCGCTGTACTGGACTTCAGCATCAGCCTTGGCACGCATCAGCGCATACTCACCAACCTGATTGACGGCCTCAGTTAAAACATCGCCCTTGCTCAAAGCAGCCTGGATAAAAGGCGCTGCGTTCATTCGCGCCGTAATGCGTGACCCTGGCGCCTCGCTAGTAGCTTGAGCTTCAGAACGGAAGACTGGAATGCGCATGGATTAGCCCCCAAAAAACTTGTATTCATAGCCAATTTGGGCGGCTTGACCAATGGAACTGATCAAGCTGGCAGTCCCCTGTGCGCGTAGGCCTGCAGCCTGCGCACTGCCTTCCATGCGAGACATCTTCGCATTAAGTCGCGCATTTTCCTGCTGGTCGGTAATCTGCATATTAACGATCTTGCTATTGAACTCGGCCACATCCTGTTCATACTGGAATTCGCGAGCATTCTCACGAAGTATTTGCATCGGAGAGCCTTGCGAGATGTCGATGCCGGCAGAGCCGAAACCGGCACGCACGGAGCCTTGCACATCCCGCTCAAATGATCTCTTGCTGCGCTCAGTTTGGGTTACGAAGTTTGCATTAAAGATCTGGCGCTGGCGTTCAAGCAGATCGATGTCGCGTTCAATGATTTTAGCGTTGAACTCACCAATTTTTTTCGCCTCAGCGGCAGCACGGTCAGAGGCACGTTTTTGCGATGCGCCGCCGAGAAGCGATGCCCCTAGAGAGATTAGCCCGAACAAAGACATCACTCACCTCATTTGTCGAAGGTGTTCAGGCGCGGGAATAGCGCAAGAACCGTTAGTGGAAGCGGCTGAGTTTGCCGTGCATAGATGCGATCGTCATCGTCAAAGCCGCCTTCGAACTCAATATCCTTGTCGCCAGTGAACAGCGGCACAGCCTGGTCCATTGGCATGGAGCTGTCGCGGAAGTAGATACGATTAAGTTTGTCCGAGCCGCTTCCGATCTCAGCGCCGACCGTCTGATGCAGCCGGACCGTAATGGCGTGGATGCGCTTGGGCTTGCCTTGGCTCGTGCCGTCAGAAGATCCGGCCTCTAAGCGCAAGGTCTCCATCACGCTGGTGTAGCCATAGCCGATAGCGGCAACCGTGGTGGAAACATTCAGGCTGACAGCGCCATTAGCCACCGTCTTGTCCTGGTGGCTTGCGCCGTTGGCCAGAATTGACACCGTTTCGCCCTGCAGGTGATGCAGACCAGACAGGCTTGTCACAGAAGTGCCACTGTAGGCCAGGCCACTGTCCACAAAGAAAGCGCCGGTGGTCACGCCGCCAAAGCTGAAAGGCTTCATCAGCTCAATGTAACGCTTGGTCACACCATTGATCGTGCGCTTGACGACCATGTACAGCTCGTCTTCGCCAGAATCGGTCGGCAGCGTGGCAACGCTTTCAACAACCGCTTGGCCACCGCTGAAGGTGCCGCCGATCACATGTTTGTGAAACGCAACCACCTCCTCCTCGCGGCGGTATGTCATACCGACGAGCGTGCCTTCACTCCGCACCATCCAAATGATGCTGTCAGGCTCTTGCTGGTAGGCAAACTGCGTGATGCCAGCCCCAGTGATATGCTCGGCCAAGATCGACATGTCGGGCGCCTGATAGGCATCCGCGTTGACGTCACCAACGTATTTGAATTCTCTGATCTTGCGGCTGCCGCGTTGCAGAAATAGCGTCACGTCGGCAACCTGCACAGGTTCGATCGGTGCCGTGCCGTAGTTTGAGTATTTACGGATCAGTGTCGTGGTCGGTGTCACAGGCCCATCGCTGGTGGCCGTCACGACATATTCTCCGCCAGAGGTGCCAAGGGTCAAAACTCTGGTGGCCGATAGATAGCGGATCGCGTTCACCTGGTTGGAGGCGATTGTGTAGATAAGCGCGTCATCAGCAGCCGTGCCAACCGTGAAGTTCAGATAGTTGCTACTCTTTGAGAACCACAGCGTCTGCGGGTTGTTGTTGGTGTTTCCGAACACCAAGCGTTGCTCAAAAAAGGTCACCACACTAGGGCGGTTGTCTGAGCCACTAAGTGCAGGAGTAGGTGAGCCAATAATCGTTGCAGTGGATAGCGTCCATGCCGCAGATCCAGTGCGCGACAGTACGCGGATGTCATAGCTGGGATGCACGATGTACATCGTGTCAGCCGATTGCGCATACCGCAGTTGGAAAAGATCGGCCTCAACATACGGGGTTGAAATCTGGTAAATTTTGTCAGCCGTTCCGCCCGAGGTAAACGTGGTGAACGATGTCGTGTCGATCGCCGCGCCGAACAGATCGGTCAGCGTAAAGGTGTTGGTTGTCGCATTGGCCACAATGTAATTGCGGTCATTCAACTGCGTCATGCCACCAACGCCAGTAATGTAGATTTCATCGCCATTGCTGAATCCGTGAGAGTTGGAAGTGATCACACCAGGGTTGGCATTCGTCACAGCAGTGATCGTCCTGGCCGAGCCGGTCAGAACCTGCAGTCCATTGCGGTAAACCCGCATGGTTTGTGGCCCAAACTCCAAGATGTAGGTGTCACTGGTCTTGAACTGAAACGGGATCAGGCGAGCCTTGGCTGCGCTGTTCTTGACCTCTCCAAGGAACTCAGTGCCTGGTCGGCGGGTCACGCCACCATGCGGCATGACCACCATGTTCGTCAGCTCTGACAAGCCCTGACGGTATTTCTCAAGAGAGATCTGGCCCTCAAGCCGTGGCGAGATCTCGCCTGCAGTGAATGAACTAAAAGACGGTGCTGAACGAGACATCAGAACCTCGATTCGATAAAGTCACTTGCCTCAAGCTTTTGCGGCGCACCTTCGGTCGCGTCAACAAACCGGGCCTCGCGCAACTTCTCATCGTAAATCGCGGTCACAAGCTGCACAACCGTGGTAGATCCAGTGACAGCATAAGCAATCTCCATCGCCAGACGCGCAGCCAAAGCCTCAACCAAGCTGGCATCGTATTCCTGCGGGTCAATTACCCGCGCAACATATTTGATCCGAGCCGTGCCTTCGTCTGTCAGAAGCTTACGACCCTCAATGACAAACACCGGGCCTCCGCGATTGGAGAACATGTTATCTTGCGGGTAGGACAGCGAGCCATTGCTAAACTCAAGAACCCGCAAGCAGTACGGGTCAGTCGGCAGCGCGTACTGGTAGGAATATCCAAACGTAGGAGCTTGCGTCTCTTGAGCCAGCTCAGCGCGGCGGATTAGGCAATTCCAAGGATGTGAGCGAAAGACAGCATCGCGGGCAGATTCATAGCGCTGGTTGACCAAGCGCCCTGCCTTGCTGTTCTCATCAAGGCTAGAGATGTTTGAACCACCGATCATGTTGAGCGCGTAGTTCGCAATATCAACTGTGCTGGTCATCGGTAGCCCCTTTAAGAGTTAAGGGGGCAGTTGCCTGCCCCCTCAGTTTATCAGTCCACAACGTACAGGATCGTGACTTCAAGCGCGCCAGTGGCGGCAGCGCCGCCGATCGTTGCAGTGATGGTCACGCCATTGGCGTCAGCATCAAGCACCGAACCCGAACCCAGCGCCAAGGTGGCAAGGATGTCGGTTTTTGCCGCAGACGAGGTCGAGGTAGCAGCCAGGTAGGCGGCTGCAGACAAGGCCACTGTGGCATTGGCGGAGCTTTTATACGCTGCGTAGCCGATCGACACGGTGGTCGATGCGCCCAAAGCGGCGTTTGCCATAGAGCCGGTGATCAAGCGCGCGCCGTTAGGCAACACAAAAAGTTCGATCACGTCGGCACTCGGCAAGGCGGCTGCAGTGTACGTTGCGTGAGCAACACGAACACGGCCACCAAGCTCGTTGGCCTTGTTCTTAACGGTCGGGTTTGCACGAGTGTTCGTGCGTTGCGCAGAAAAAACAGTAGCCATTGCTTTTCTCCTTATTCAGTGCAGAGGATTTCAACGACCTTCTTCTCTTCCATGCGGGTGGCGCCAAGCGTCATCGCATAGTAGATCTGGGTCGCATACGACTTGTCGGCACGCTCATCAATACGTGCGGTCGGCTCACGGCCAACAGCCAGCTTGATGCCGTCCATCGCAAAAGCGATGACACGGCGAGCAGACGAACCATCAACACCAAGGCGGTTGGTGACGATAAAGTTGAAACCAACAAAGCTGTTGATTTCGCCCATCGCCAGAGCCTTGACGGTGTTGAAGTCCGACGAGGTAACCGTGGTGCTGTTTAGCAGGTTTGAGATCTGCTTAGGCGAGACCGCGATGTAACGCGGGATCGACGGATCAACGTCACCAGCGTCAAGGATCTCCTTGGCCTGGATCAGTTTTGCCAACGTCAAGCCAGTAGCGCCAGCAGCGATCTGGTTGGTTGCAGTGGCAAATGAGGTTGAGGTGCCGCCGTCTTTGCCGGTCAACGCGGTGCCAAGGGCAGCCGAGATGACCACATCGTCCATTGCACGACCCATAGCTGCAGCAGCAGCACGCGAGTAGGTCGATGTCGGATCGACAAGCAGACGAACCTTGTCCTGATCGTCAATCAGGTCGGCATATTCGAAGTCCGACATGGTGACCATACGACGCGAATGCGGCGTATCAATCAGTGGGGTGTCCGCATGACGCGAGGTGCGCAGGACAGCAGCAGCGCTACCGACCTGATCGAAGAAGGCTTTTTCGCCGTTCACGGTTTCCACGTCTACCGCATTGCGCAGCAGCGAACCCATCTGCTGCGAGAGCATCTGGACGTTCGAGGAAAACTGACTGACGAATGCCGTAGTGATTTGAGTAGACATTTGTCTTCACTCCAACAAAGGTTTCAGGGTGCTACACTCGATTGTCCCATGCGGGGTCGGGCTTACTGCTTGGGCAGTCAATCCGCCTGTCTCACAAGCTTGGCGCGCGGGTCCGAAGATTGTCCGCTGCATCACATATAACCTCTAAGGCGAAGAGCCTCATCGACATACGCACTATGCTCAGGGTGAAATTTATCCCAATATGGGGTCCCTTGTCTAGTGATCTCAGAAATTTTGCTCTGAGCTTCTGTCGGGGTCATCACAAGCTCGCTTGCTTCGCCCAACAATTTGTCTTCGCCGATCTCGCGCGCAAGGCTTGCGAACATCCTCACGATCGCCGGGTGGTCGCCCAGAAGCCGACCATCGGCCAGCTCGACCGTATCAAGCAGCTCGGTGTTTCCCAAAAATGTCACAGCCGCTTTGTGCGCAAGCTGAACCTGCTGTTCAAACGCCTGGCCCCACTCGCGGCGCAACTCCTGCTCGCCCTCAAACCGAGATGACTCCAGGCTCTCTTCCATAGATGCACGCGACTGCGTCACAGTGCCCTCCAAGAAATCAGCAATTCGGCTGGCCTGCCTTCCGTTTAGCCCAGCCTCAAAGGCCGCAGCACGAAACGCCTCAAGCTCAGCATCACGCATGACATCAGAGCCAATTTTTAACTCGTAGCCCTTGGGATTGTCCGGAGCGCCCAACCGCTTGTAAACCTGGCGCCACTCATCATCCGTGGCAGACTTGCCGGGCAGCGGGATCTTGTCCGCGCCAATCATCCGCTGCGCATGGACATAGCTCTTGGCCAGCGAAACAGGGTCAGTAAAATTGCGCAGGCTCGGCTCAGCCCGCAAATCATCTGGCAGGCTGTCAAAAAACCCGACAGGTGCAGCCGGAGCTGCGGTCGCGACTTCTTGAGATCCAGCGTCTTGGGTTGTCTCTTCGCTCATGTGTTTTCCCTAATCCCACCTTCGGAGAGCATCCTAGCGACCAAAAGCACAGCATCACGCTGCCCCTCCTTGAAGGCGGAATAGTGAGGGTCGCCAGGAACAAACGTGCTGGCCTCAAACGCAAACCGCGATTTAAGGTCAGCCAATACCTTTTGGCCGTCTTCGGTGTTAAACGTCCGACGATATGCCAGCTTTAGATCTTCAATCTGCTTCATGCCATACCCCCAGGAAGACCACCAACAGCCTTAACGAGCGGTGCCACGTTCTTGGCCTGCTCGCTCTCCATCATGTCTTGCTGCATCTGCGCTTGCTGTTGCTGCTCCTGCTGAGCCTGCCGGCGAATACGGGCGACCTCTTCATTTGATCGGATAACCCGCGCAGGGATGCCAGTGACCTCAACCAGATACTGCACCAGCTTGTCGGCGTCCAGGTAATCCATCACAGGCGCAATCTCAGCCACCTGCATCATCACCTCAAACCCGCGCAGCATCGACTGCAGATCCGTCAGCCTCTGAGCTTTCGCCAGCGGCGACACATACTCAATATCAATGTCCTGACCTTGTAGCTCCTCAGGAGCCGGGGGGAGAAGACCCGCCCTGAGGAGCAGTGCAAAGGCACGAGAGATCAGAGGCTGCAGCAGCTCCGATTGCAATCGGCCCAAAACCGGACCAAGCAACCGCATCTTCTCTTCGTTCCGTTGCAACACTTCGGTTGCCGTCATTGCCGAACCCTGCGCCAACAGCAACTGATCCACATAAAACGCCTGGCGAATAGCCATCCGGCGCTGTTCTTCCATGTTCAAACCCAGCGGATTGTTCGCGCCAATCTGCAAAGGCTCAATCCGATCGCGCGTGCCAGCCCGGTAGAAGTTCAGCGACCCAGGCGTTGTGCGGATTGGCAGCATGAACCCATCATCCGGCGCCATCAAAGGCGGATCTACTTGTTTTTGGGCCGCGCGGATCGTGGTCTCTGACATCTTGTTTAGCATTTTCACGTCAGGAAGCGCCGTCATTGCGGGCGATCGGCCATACGTTGAGACACTGTCCTTCACAAACCGAGGCACCATAAACGGGAATTCGTCAAACCCGCTCTCAGATAACAGCGCCTTGGTTGCTTTGTGGTAATAAACCGACGCAATCGGCTTGTTCTTAGCAACCCTGCCCCTGCCATTGACCTCACCACGCGGGTAAGCCACATGGACAATATCATGCTCCTTGTACGGCTCGTTCTTAACGTCATTCAGCACGCCAGTGGGCAAATTAGCCCCAAACTGCTGCTCCATAGCCCGAGCCGTCATCTTAAACTTGCGATACACCGTATCAACAAAACCCTTCGAATCCTCAGAAATGCAAATCTCGGCAATGTGTCGAGTGCCAAACCGTAGATTAGTGCCGTCAATGTCCAAGTAAATGGCACCCGTGCCAAACACCACCAAGTCATAATACAGCTCATGCACTTCTTGTTGGAAATTCGAACGATGAAACGCCTGGTACATCTGGTCAATGCAGATTTCCAACCACTCATTCGCAGCGTCATTGCCCTGCAAACTAGGGTTACGATACCGCAAGGAAAACCACGGCGCGCTCGGACTTGTCATCATCCCATGCAACGAAGCCGCCAACAGCTCAACCGCGTGAATGGCCGTGCCGTCAAAAATCAACTCAGTGCGCTTATCACCCTGAGTACGCTTCTTCGTGATGTCAGCCTTGCGCGGCAACATGTAATCCGCCAGCTCTTGCCAGTGCTTCTCCCAGTTAGACCGGGCATTCGACAAGTCTTGATAACGACGATCAAGCTTAGCAACCAGCGGATCAACCTGCATCACATACTCCTATAGCTAGACATCAAAGATTGACGCGCACGGTCTTCCTTAGTCTTCTTCTTAACCGCACCGCCCTCCGTCCGGCCAGCCATCCGCTGGTTCAAACGCTCCAGCGGATCTACG